TAGTTTCTTTAGAAGACTCAATGACTTGATTTTGTAAAGCAAGAGTTTCTTCTAATTGTTTTTGAAGTGCCAATAATTCTGTGTCATCAACTTGAACTTTAATGACTTTCTTATTAAATTCATCGATGCGTTTTTCTGTAACAGTTAAATACTCGTTTAATGCTTCTAATGCAACGTGATTGACTTTAGGAGCGATAATCTTTTTATTAAGTTTATCATAATGATTCTCTTTAACCGTTAGATGCTGGTTCAAGGCATCTAACGGACGGTGATCGACCTTGGGAGTAATAACTTTTTGCTCTAAGGAAGAAAGCTGATCTTTAGCCGATTTGATACCGCTATCATATTGGGCTGTATTTAGCCCTAGACCGATTTCTAAAGTACCAAGTGATAAAGACACTAGCTTTTCTCCCCTACTAATTGAATTATTTCGTCGTATAGTCCGCAATCGACTATTATTTGAGTGGCGAAGACTGGCACTTGTCCAGCTTTCATGGCTTCTAACAGAATTTGAGCGGTTTCTTGATCAAGAAAATATTTTTTATTTTCTTTAAACCGGAAAGGAAGAAAATCACTGGGTTTTGGAGGTTGAGACTGTGATTTTTCTTTTGATTGAGCCATTAAGTAAATGTTAACCATGGCGGCAATCTGACTGACTGTGTCTGATAGTGAATTAATCTCTTCACATTTGACTTTTTGAATCCCTGAATATTTTTTTAGGATTAACCAGTCTGGCCATTCTTCCCACTCTTCGATAGGCAATCCCCATGCACACCATTTGTAATAGATTTCTTCCCAATTAATGGGGTTAGCGATTGCCTCTAACCGCGCATTAATTGCGTCATTTATTCGTTTTTTTCGTCATCCTCCGTTGATTTTGATTCTGATTTTTCAGGCTCTGGTTTCTCAGTTTCTGGGTTTTGCCACTGGGTTATGTCTTGCCAGAGATAGTCTTGATAGAGTTTTACTACCATAAATTGAGACATATCGTTAATGTCTTGTATGGTGAAATCAACAGAAGATTTATCTTTAAGTTTAACTACCCGTCGAGGACTACCTAGAAAGTTAGCTAATAAGGCTTTATTGTAAGTCTCATAAGTTGTTTCCCGATCCTTAAATAAAGCGTTTAATTCATCAAGATAAGGCTCTACAAGTTCTATAGATTCTCTTGTTAGTTCTCTTGTTTTTTTGCGATTATTTAAAATTGATTGCTGCACGATAGCGGCGGTTTCTACTTTTTGTTCTACGCTGTCAGATTTTACCCCGTCAAGGGCATCAACCATGACCTGTTCAATCCGTTCTCGGATCGAACCGTCGTTAACTACTACTCCTTCAATTTCAGCAGTGGATAGTCCCGTTTTTTGCCCGATAGCTTTAATTTTCTCAAGATAAGCTTTGTCAGCTTTTTCCCGTGCCTCTAAGTATTCCTTGACTGTTTCATTTTCCCTTGGATTAATCCCGTATCGTTTTAAAAACTTAATCCCAATTTCCCCATTTTCTTCAGTGGCAATTGTATCTATCTTTTCCAGTAAAGTATCGTTGTCTTGGATATAATAAATCCATTCTTTTTTTAAAGGGAAAAAGAATGTTTCATTAAACTTCAATTTACCCAATACGCTTAACTTCGCCATTTATTTTTACCTTCTGATTCCTTTTTGCACTTTGTTCAGTATTGAGCCACAGAGGATCAATGATCACAGATACCTGTATTCTTTCTTGGTTTTTTGTTCCGTCTAGTGGTTCGATTAATATCTTTTCTTGTTGACTTATTTCTCGATCAAACGTACCGAAAGAAAACCAGAGGTAATTATTGATTATTCTAGAATTGACTAACATTACCTCTTGGTCTTCATCAACAAGGAGTTTAACTATTTTAATTAAGGTCATCGGCTACATTAGGAGAGAATGGCGACGTTGCCATCGGTTTAATGTCGATCACATTGCCACTAATAGTTAGAGTTACGTTTCCTTGTAGGAAATTGCCTTTTTCACCACTAACATTTTGGCTAACATTTGTCTGAAAACCTAAGCCGCCGCGCTGTCCCATATAGACAATCTCAAGGTAAATTCGCTCACCTTTTTGCTCTGCGGCCTTTACGATTTCATATCCAGGATCACCATGTACAAGCGCACCTGATACCGCCCCATTACTCATGATCTCAGAGACAAATTTCTCCACTGCCATTTCACCGAAGACGGAATCAGTAACCTCGGTAGAAGAGGTATCAACGTTGAAGGTCTTCGCACTTAAGAAAGGAACCCAAGATTTAATCGTGCATTTTTGAGCGGGAGTAGCAAGGGTAGCAGCAATTTTGGAAGGTTCGATCTGGATTACTGTCTGGGTTACTGTCGTCGCTGTTCGGACGATCACGTAATTACCGGCAGTCCCCACATAAATTAAAGTGCCAGCATATAAAATTCGGCCAAAACCCCCAGTCGCTACGGTAAGGGTCGTATCACCTAAGACGATTGCGGCAGCTAAATCAGCTACTCGTGTAGGAGGTTCTTCTCCAAATCCGTAAACACCAGAGATAAAAAATTTCGTATCACGGCTAGGGGTGAGATTATCACTCCGGTTCAACTCTAAAATCTGATTTGACATTCTAATCACTGACTAAACTTTTCTAGTTACATTGTACTATAAAAGATTAGTAAATGTGTACTTTAAAAGTCTAGAAGTCTAGCAGTGGTAATTTTAAAGGTCGCTTTTGGTCTGATAATCCCCTCAGAAGTTTTGGTATAAGGAGTTAAGCGAGGCTGATCTAGAAAATTCCAGTAGCGAGAAGATTTAAGCCTTTCAATCACCGGTGTTAGGGATTTCTCTAGATTGTACTGTTTTAGGGTAATGCAATAGTTATTTATACCTACGGTATATCCTAGTAAATTTTCGTGATAAGGATTAGGCTCTCTTTGAATAATTGCTTCGATGCCGCTATTAGGTTTTACTTTATAGTTAGGGGGTAATTCAGGAGGCTCCACCCAAATAGCGTCTATTTCATTTAATTTTTGCCCTGTAGGGCTTGTTATTTCGTACTTGCCTAAGTCAATACCGATAAGTATCTTTAAATTGTTTCTAATACCTAATAAAATATCTCTTAATTCTGATTCACTCATTTAATTTTTCCTTTAAGATTTCACTATAAGCCTCAATTGGATTATAGTCTTCTATAGCCGTGTCGATAAATGGGCGGGCAGGAACATCTGTCACCGTCCCATCGTTACGCTCTATTTGATACCCTTCATGGACAAGAGCGGCATGATCAGCCGTGTAACCGATTACTTTATAAACATCGGATACATCTTCAATAAATTGGCTATTTTTTAGCTCACCTGTGTCCACAATGTCCCGGGGTGAGCCAACTACACTACCGTTTTGACGCACGGTTTCCCGTGGCCAGTTCCATTTACTATCTTCTATCTGAAAGTTAATTTCTTGGGCAAACTCGGACACCATTTCCCCAAAAGCTTCAGTAGCTAAGTCTTTTCCTAGATTCCAGTTAATCATTAAAAAATAGCTGCAAGTTATCCTTACAGCTATTATAACAACTTTAGACTATCCGTAATTGGATAGTCGACTCTTATGTCTCGTGGTGAGATATTAATTTATCATTAAAGACTCAAACAATCCTTTAAATTTAACGTTTCTCCATCCTTTTTGAATTTTGAGAAAAGTTGTAACTCACCGTTAATACGTTTTGTGGTTTGTTTATCAATAGTTCCTATGCCTTGAGTTAAGGAATCCGAAAAAGTCTTACAGTCTTGCGTGTAAGTTTTTTGAATAAACCACTGCCCGCAATTGCAGTCTTTCTCGTCTATTATGTATTTTATCTGAAAAAATACCCATTCTACGCCATGATAATTAATATTTGCCGAGAAATTTGAGTAACTCTTCCAAAACTTACACTCTCTTTCACTTGGACTAAAAACGTTTAGAACTTGTTCTTGAAACTCTTGAAATGATAGCATAATTACTCCCGTTGATTTATTGACAATCCTAATAAAACTAAAACTTTAGTTGAATATTTCGCTCAATTTGAGTGCATATCAACACAAAAGATTTAGCGTGTTTATACTGCCAACTCTGAACATATTCCCTGTTTTCACTCAATAACCCAACTGACCAACTTTGATACTGGCAAGAATAGGCAGTTATTATTCGACTGTCTGTAATGTTTGCAAAATACTCTTCTCCTATAACAGTAAATTTATAATCAAATAACCAATTACAATGAGGAAACTTTTGCGTAACTACAGATTGAAACTCTTGAAATGATAACATAATTACTCCTGTTGATTCACTACTTTAGTTTAATAATTTGACCAGTCTCAACACTTATAGCTTCAAAATACAATAACTTGTCCCGTCGATTGTAATACTCAAAAATTTTGGTAACATCATCTTCTGTATTTATATTGCAAGAATACTCTTGGAGTATTCCTTCTTTGTTGTATATAATAGCCCCAGCAGTAAAAGTCTGGTGTTTAGGATTGCCATCTTTATCTTCTTCTGCAAAGTTTAAGTGAAACATAATTACCTTTGTTGATTTGTGGTTAATAACCGATAACTGAATAGGGCATAACTGAATTTTATCATCTAAAATAGTCGATAACTATTTTAGGCTTTGGTAGTGTCGTCCAGTCAACAATTTTACTGAGTTCAACGATTAAAATTGTCCGATTCCATCGTTGCTTTGGAAGTCCATATTCAGATGCTAATTTTCTTAATTCGGACATTTTTAGAAAATTTAGTCGATAACTTGCTATATTTTCTAGCATATTTTTACTCCTATTAATTTGCTGATAACTGATAACTGATAACTGATAACTGATAACTACTCTTTTAAATCTTCGATAAATTCTGAGATGATATTCATCATTTCAGTAATTTTCGGGATTAAATTGTTTAGATCCTCTCGTATTTTGTCGGGGTAGCTATCATCTTCGATGATGATTTCTGCTTTTTTATCAATTGAGCTAATAGCGACCCAAGCCTCAGACATATCGTTTTTTTCTGTGAATTGATACAACAAATATCCATCGATAGTGATTTCAAGATCACTATAAATATCTATAAGAAAAGAATGTTTAACATCTTTGACTTGCCCTTTTAATAATGATGTATTATCAATCCACCAATCACCTAGGTAAAGATTATTACAAAAATGGATAATTTCTCGATAAAAATATTCTAGTTTACTGGACTTCATGGTTTCTACTCCTAAATGGTTACGGTTTACTGATAACTGATAACTGATAACTGATTAATTGTCGCAGGCTACTAACCAATAATTAATGAATTAAGCTTTGCAATCTTGGAGGGAAGACCATAAATAATTTTTATGTTCGGTAAAATTATTTAGCATTTGGTACACTTTTTGAGTATCATAAACACCTGGAAAAACACCTGTATAGGGTTGGTGGAAAAATATTTTACAGTAAAGACCATCTTCGCTTATTGCTAAATGATGTTCTAATTTTACTAGCATATTTTCGAGCTTTACAGCAAATTCTTTTACACTAGGGGTAAGAAGGGGGAAATTGAAAGGGTTGTAAAAGAACATTTGATTGTCGCACACCACCCGAAAACCGATATTGTAGTCGCGGTCGGCGCGGCGGTTGTAGTTGATACGGAAAGCAGAACGGCAGTCACATGGATTGCTGCCCCAGGAACTGCCCCGCAGACATTTTCGAGGCTGAGAACGATTATCATTATCAATCCACGCCGTGCTATCGTCTTCGCACCACTCCCAAACATTACCACTCATGTCATACAGTCCCCAACCATTGGGCTTTTTCTGACCCACAGGATGAGTTTTACCACCAGAATTTTTGGCATACCAAGCGTAATTTCCTAACTGATTATCATCATCACCAAAATAATAGCGAGTAGTAGTACCTGCTCGACAAGCATATTCCCATTCCGCCTCTGTTGGTAATCGATAGGTTTTACCGGTTATTTGACTCAATTTCTGGCAAAAATCTTGAGCATCGTCCCAGCTAACACTTTCTACTGGATTTTGGGGATTGTTTTGAAAGTGAGAGGGATTAGTTCCCATTACCGCTTCATATTGTTCCTGAGTTATTGGATATTTCCCAATGGCAAAACTGTTGACTTTAACTTGGTGTTGAGGCTTTTGATGATTTTGAACATCGGGATCACTATCAGGAGATCCCATGAGAAATTCACCTACTGGTAAGCTCACTATTTCTAATACGACTTGATTGGGTAGGTTTTCGGTCATCTGTTTAACTCCTTTGTGTGTTTTGGTATATACCTATAACAACAGGTATATGTTTTTATGTCAATTGGTTTTTTGTTTTTTTTTTAACCGATAACGCCGACATCTTTCGGCGTTAGTCATTGAATCAGGGTGGGAGGGTTTTCCTGCCGGATTACCAGTAAAGTGGTAATTGCAGTCTTTACAGCGATAACGCTGTTTTCCTGACACAGAGAACCCTTTTTTAGAGATTCTCTGTGATTGACATTTAGGACATTGCATTGTCATTTAATGATAGATGAGAATACTGTAACAGTAGATCAATCCATTGATCTTTGGTGTAACCTAACGTTCTGCCGTTAATGCTTGTTGTGGTGAGTCCTATTTTGCTTGCAAGTGCTACTAATTCAGTAGACTTTAGCCTTTTAAGACTTCTCTCTGTTTTAACATAGAGTTGAAGGTGTTCGTGAGAACCAATAGTGACATTTTTGAATTTTTGAGCAAATTCCTTTAATGTGTTTAACCCGTTCATGTTTAACTCCTTTGTGTTTGTTTCTCTATATCCCCATTGTAGGGGATATGTTTTGTGTCGTCAAGGGATTTGGAAAATATTTTTCAAATAACCCCGTAGTCTGACAATGCAAATACTGACTCCATGTCTCCTTTTTTTGCTTTTGCTTTTGCTTCTGCTATTGCTTGACGATCTTTCTCGTTCTGTTTTCTTGTTTTGTCATCCATTTTGCGATAGGCTTTTTCGGCTTCTTTGAAACTTTTAAAGACCGAAATACTACCCCATACTTCAGTCTGATAGCGATCTTGGAATAAACCAGATTGTAAATCTTTTTTAATCCTAAAGATAATTCTCTCGAAAATGGTGTCGGTAACAGCCCCCTCAAAACCGACTACATAGAAGGATTTTCCGTTAACAGATAAATGTGCTATACAAGCGGCGCGTCCAGTATTGAAACAGCCTAACGATTCCGCTCCTACCACATAACTTAGGTGGCGAGATAACTTGTGTTGTAAAGACTGTTCTTTGACAGTCTTAACTTGATTGACTGTGACATTGACATTGTATGTCTGTAGTTTTTCCATATATTTTTCTGACCAAGCCTTAGCCGCTTCATAGCTACGGCGGTAAGATACTTTATCATCAGGAAAATAACAGAACCACTTATCTTGATCAATTCCCACACCTTTTTTGATTTCTACATTTCCTGCTACATAGTGACCGGGTGCTTGTCGTTTAAACTTTAACATTTTGAACTCCTTTGGTGTTTTGGTATATACCCAATATAACAGGTATATGTTTTCGTGTCAAGGGATTTAAGAAATATTTTTAAACCCCGATGAGACTAGCCAAGATACATAACAGACATAGCTTTAAGTGCTATGGTTTTTTGACAAGGTGTACCTTGCAACCCAAATTTTTTGTAAAGACTGCTTTTAATCCCAGATAACCGAGATTTTGTTACACATTGATCCTCAGCAATAGCCTCTTCCAAATGATAGGGGAGCTTCCAAAGGATTTTTCGTTCTTGATCGGTTAGTCCGCCTTGATAACAAGGAATATAATAGACTTTTTCAAATTCTTCTTTTGAAGGAATCTCTACATTTAGGGACTCTGCTTCTGTCAATACTTTTGAGGTTTTATCTTCAAACTTTTGAACTCTTTCTTTTTGCGCTTCTTTTTGCGCTTTAAAGTGTTCTAAATCAGATAGCTTGGCTTGGAAAATCTCAATTTGAGATTTGAGGTAATCAATCTCATTTTGAATGTCAGCGACTTGAGAATCAATTTTGTCGATGGTAGCAGTAGCCATAATCGTGAACTCCTTTGTGTGTTTTGTTTACTCTTCTATATTAGATCATTCTCCCAATAAAGTCAAGTGATTGGGAGAATTATTTTTGAACGTTTGTACTACTTATTAATCCTAAATAGTTGATAATGATAACTGATAACTGATTACTGTTTCACCAAATTACTGAAAAGATAGATGGCACTAACAGCCTGAGTGGACATATAACACCGTTATTTTTAAACTCAATAACGTTACACTGCCTCATCCACTCAATATGATAGTAGTAGTAATGACCGTCTTTCTCGACAACTATTACTGGATAGTATCCAGCGATTATTTTTCTTAGCGAAGAAAAACTTAAAAGTTTTTTCTCAGAAAATAACTCTTGATATTTTGTTTCATCCATAATCTTGTTTCTCCGTGTTTTGTTTATATAACTACTATATCCAATTCTCCCAATAAAGTCAAGTATATGGGAGAATCTTTTTTGAACAAGTGTACTACTGATAACTGATAACTAGAAACTAACTAATCTCTATGTCGTTAGCGTCAGCAAAGTCATAAATGTCTATGTACCAGTCTGACCATTCATCAGGGTCGGATAGATTGACTTTATCGACTGACCAGTGGTCAGGATGCAAATATAGCCCTGCTTTCCACTTATCAGGAGCATCCATGCGATGCTTTGTGATATCAGTAGGAGTGAGGATAAACTGGAGAATATTTCCGTTCCATTTACCTTTTTTGATATTGTAAAAGCAGGACAGGCCATCAATTAAGTCGTCGCACTCTTGCTGGTAGTCAGCAAAGTTTTCTGGCAGTTTAAACTTAGGCTTTTTAGCCATCGTTTTTTTATCTGATTTAGGTTCTAGTTTGGCTTCTAATTGACTGCTTTTTAGTCGATTATTTTCCTGTTCCAGTTGATAAATACGAGCCGTCAAGTGGTTAATAATCTCAGACCCTTCTTTAAGCTCACGCTGCCTGAAATTGTGCACCTCTTCAAGAGATTGAGTCAATTCAAGATTTTCCCATTTCAGGCTTTGAGCTAAATTAGTTAATTGCCGATTTTTTTCCCATAGTTCCTCATTTGAAATAGAGTCCTTGGTAACTACAGGTTCACCTAACAACATATTAACAAGCGCAACTTGTCGTTTTTGAAAGAAAGATAACTCATCATCGGTCTTTAGCTCATTGTCAGTTTCCTGATCTGGAAGGGTGTATTTGCAATTATCAAGACAATCCCAAATCTCGTAACAGGAAAGCTCGTACTCTTTTTGACTATAATTCTCTAAAACATCAAAAAGCTTTTGAGTATCATAGTCCCCAACGAACAAACTATGTCCTCTGACTGTAAGATAATCACCGTTATCGGTGACGTTTGCTATTCCGTAGCTTCCCGAAAAATATTTCTGACTAACCTGATTAAAATTGTCTTTGATGCGCTTAATAAGCGTATCTCTCTCGTAAAATTCGATAGAAGTCATAGCTTGTTACCTCGTGTGTTTTGTTTACTCTTCTATATTAGATCATTCTCCCAATAAAGTCAAGTGATTGGGAGAATTATTTCTGAGCATTTGTACTACGTCTTTGTTTGTAGCGTTGGCGTTGATCCTGTTTTCGTTTAGGATCGAGTTCTCGGTGTTCCAAGCAGTATCCAGAATTGTTACGGGCATTAAGTGCCGTAAATTTACCTAAAACTAAACAGGCAGCACAATATTTAGTTTCAGGAATAATTGTTTCTGTAGAAAAGTTGATTCCTTTTTTTGCGATTATCTCAGGAGGTTTATCGCAAATTAAAGCTACTTTTGTCAAAGCTATTCCTGATAAAGAGCAATCTTGTAGTTTAACAAGACTTAAGTTAGTGTCAATATTGTCGATTTTTTGAATAGAAGATTTTAAAATTTTAAAATCTTCTGATTTAAGGGACAAGATTAGAATCATGGTAAATACGCTGTCAATAGATTAAATTAAGCAGTTTACTGACTTGCTTAGGTCACTGAATTTTAGACAATATAAACAAGCTTTTGGACTTTTTTGGTTCACCTTCTCTATTAAAAATAGATACGGCCTGTTTGGTAAATTTTGTGTTATCGATTACTTCTTGAGGCTTATTTACGCAAGCATCTCACAAAAGAGATTTAATTCTAATTGCTTGGTTTTGGGGTCAATTACTTGAGTTTCGGTTATATTGATTTGAGTATCCCTAGATTTATTAATTGCCTTTTCTGGTTTCCGATGAAACTCGTCTTTAAATGATTGTTTTTTCTCGATCCATAGACAGTATTTTTCTGTTAATCCCCTTTTATCCATTTCTTGCTGGTATTTATTAACCCAATAAACTACCTGTAGAAGGAGATGGCGATCTCCCCATTGAATATCTTTTTGTGTTCTAAAGTCTCTTTGCATTGATTGGGCAGCTAAAGAATACTTCCATCCGTCAATAATTTCTTTGTCTGTCCGTTCAGGAGATGGTACTTTGCAGTGTTTTTTAAGGGTAGAAACACTAACAGGGATTTTAACAGTTATATTCTTGATTTCTGCTGGTTTCTCTTGAATTAATTCTAATTTACTAACTCTTTCCCTTAAAAGTCTGTATTTATTTGATCTTTTCTCCGATCTTTTTATAGAAGCTTCGCTAGGTCTTTTCCAGAGTCCCTTCCCAGTACACTTATCTCGATATTCTTCACGTTCTAAGTCTTCTAATTCGCTAACAATCTCTAATAACTGTTTTTTAGATTCTTCTGTTAATAATTGAAAAATAAATTGTCCTCCTGTCAGTGCGTTTAATGATCTTTGTTGTTCCCATGTTAGGGTAATTTCTTTTTGCTCTAGATTGAATTGTTCAATAGCTAATTCTACTTTTAGAATTTCTATAACAATTTTAGCCTTGGCACGATTGCCTTTAGTAATCTTAAGTTGAGCTTCTAATCGAGTTAATTTGGTTTGTAAAGTGTTCATGTCGTCGTTCTGTGTTTTGTTTACTCTTCCATATTAGATCATTCTCCCACTAAAGTCAAGTATATGGGTCAATCTTTTCTGAGCGTTTGTACTAAGTATATTTACTTGTTATCATTGTAGATACATTGTAGATAGGGTGATCTACAACCGAAACCTTTGCGGAGTAAAGGTTTTAGGCTTTGTAGATATTGTCGATGCTTTATAGGGAAAAAGAAAAGATAAGAAAACATACCAGACTGGACAATAAAAAGACTGCAAGAGATAACTAAGTTCAGCAGTAGAAAGAAAAAACCAAAGTCAGCAATAAGTCTGTTAGTTTGTAGATAGATTGTAGATAAGGATATTAACAATCGAAAACTATACTCTGTAAAGGTTTCAAGGTTTGTTTATCTTGTCGACACTCTATACAGAGAGAGAAAAGATAGGGAGAGATAAACAAACTGGACAATAAGAAAAGGATAAAAAATCTTGACACAGGGAAATAGAGTAACAATATAAACAAAGTCTAGAACCTATATATATCAATGCTTTTTATTGTTGATCACCTTATCTACAATCTATTTACAAACCAACAAACTATAAACCCCCTATGGACTCATAAGGGGTTTGTCTTGAATGTCGGGGTGAAGACCCTCGCTTTTAGCGATGGGAGTGTCAAATGGGTTTAGGTATTTTTACCGTTTTTATCGTTTCTCATCGTTTCTCATAAGCATTCGACCGCCTCGCCATCCCCGTGCTTTTTCTCGTTCGGTTTCGAGTAGGTTAAATTTAGCTATATCGCGCTCTTTTTCAGCGTGTAATTCTTCGATCACTAGCCGCTTATAGTCAAGCATCGAGTTTTTACTGCTAAAGTCAGCGATCATAGTCTTTTGAGTTTTGATCA